AGATAGGATTCCGCCAATCGTTGACCACTATCTGATGGGCATTAGAATAGGCGGAAGAGCAAACTTATCAATCAAGAGGTCTTAAATGTACGGCTACGACTACCCAGCAGCAATAATCATTACTAATACTGCAACACATACAGGCAGATTTGGTAAGGTTCACGCGTTAAAAGATTCAGAAGCTACTTTTGTGGCTGAGAATATTACAGAAAATGGATCTGCAACGATTAATGGCATTGAAATGAAAGCTTCAACTGAGGTTTGCGGTGTTATTACAAGTATTACGCTTGCAAGTGGACAAGTTATTGCATATAGATTATGAATATATCAGGCCCATTAAAAAATGTGGCGTCAAAAACATTTGGTGCGCTTGGTGGTGATGTGACTATAAGGCAAGTAACTGCTGGAAGTTATAACACAACAACAGGAGCTATTACTGAAAGTACATCTGATACAACGATTAAAGGTGTTGTAAGTAATGTTGCTCGAAATGAGGTGAATGATTTGATTGAGTCACAAGATAAAAGACTCACAATATCTGCTGGTGATCTTTCATTTGCACCAACTACAAAAGATAGAGTTGTTATTAGTAGCGTTGAATTTAAAATTATTCAAGTTATAACAAATGAGCAAAATAATACTGCTGTAAGCTTTGATCTTATCTTGAGGTAAATATGGCAAGACGCATAAAAATTACGCAAGTAAAAGATTTTTATAAAGAACTGATAGTTGATGCTGTTGCTGGAACTACTCTTGAGTGGACAAGAAGAGTTAAAAAAGCAACACCTGTCGATACTGGGAGGTTAAGAGCAGCATGGCAGACACAAATAAAACCACTTGAAGGCATAGTCTTAAATAATGTTGTTTATGCAGAGCCTGTATGCTTTGGTGTTAACTTGCCACCATCATGGGGTGGTAAATATAGAACAAAACAAAAAACTGTTGCTGGTTTTCCAGAACTTATTGGGAAAGAACTTGAAATTTATATAAATAGACAATTTGGGAGGTTCTAAATGGCTGCTACAGATTTAAATACAGTTAGATCCACCATTGAAGCAAGACTTGCAACAGAACTAGCCTCTAGTCCTGCTATACCTGTTGTTTTTAATAATATGGCATTTGATAGCACTACGGAAGATACCTTTGTACAGTGCATTACAAGCTTTGGTGCTAGTGAATATTTAACAATGGGAGGAACAACTGATTCAGATAATAATGTTGTTGGTTTAGTTTTATTGAATGTATTTACAGAGGAAGGTTTGGGAGCAGGGTCTAACTTCATAATTTGCAAAAGGCTAAGAGATTTATACAATAGGGTGACTGTATCTAATGTAATTTTTGATTCACCTATTGGCCCTGAGATTTTAACTTCTAGTCCAGAGGGTAAGTTTCAAACACAAATTAGAATTACTTTTAACATTTACGAGGATCTTTGATCATGCCAAAACTTGTTATTACTGAGGAAATGCTTGACGCTATTGAAGCTGTCAAAGGTGTAAGAGATTCAAGAATGTGGGATCCAAATTGCAAAAGATACATGGAGAATCAACAAAGTCCTAAGAAAGATGTAAAAAAGTCTGAAAAGAGTTAATATATTTATAAATATTTCTTTTTTTTGTTATGGCTGCTGTAAAAGGTGATGTCGGTAAAATAATGTTCCATAATGCTGCTGGAACAGAAGCTGATATATCAGGTCTTAGAAATTGGTCTTTATCAATTACCAAAGATACTCAAGAGACTACAGTGCAAGGTGATACCGCAAAGACTTTTGTTGGTGGTCTTATCTCTGGTGAAGGTTCAGCAGAATTGATCTATGACAATGCTGGCAACTCAGACTATCTTGCATTTGTTGAAGATATACTTACAACAGGTGATGCTGGTGACGCATTGTTTGAATTGTTCCCCGACAGTCAAGCTAGTTCTAAAAAATTCGGTTTTTCTGGAATAATTACTAATGCTGAATATGGAGCAACTCTTGGTGAGATACAGCTTATCAATATTACATTTCAGACAACAGGTGCAATAACTTCAGATATATAGTAAATTAAAAATACTTCGCATTAATTTATGCCAAATAAAAGAACTGTTGATTTGATTGCAGAGTCATTTAAAGATGAAATGACTCAAAGACGCAAATTCGATATTAAAGATTCAAAAGGAAATGTAACTGTTAGTTTATATTTTAAACCTATCACTAGGTTTGACCGAGTTAAAGCACAACAGCTTGCAGGGTCTGAAGAGGCACTTACTGTTTCAACCCAATTACTTTGTCAAATGGCAGAGTTAGAAGATGGTACAAAAGCTTTTAGCATGGCTGATGCACCTAACTTACAAAGAGAACTACCAGAAAAAATATTAAATGAGATTGAATTATTTTTGCATGATATAACCCTTGATATTGATACAGCAAAAAAAGAATAAAAGGGGATAGCTGGCTCAGATTTGAGTTATTCCTAGCAACAGAACTCGGTAAGACTTTAGAAGAACTCAGAAAATCAATGACTGAGGTAGAACTTATATATTGGGCTGGTTATTATGAAATTAAGCATGAAGAAGAAAAAAGAGAGATACAACGACAAAAACACAATTCAAGGTAATATATAATAAAGGCTTTTTTTATCTGTGGCAGAGGCAGTAGTAAGACTTAAAGTTGATGCGACCAGTGCCAATAGAGCACTAACTGGAGTTCAAGCAAAAACACAAAAACTACAGTCTGCCTTTGGTGGTCTTAGAACAGCCATTGCTGGCATTGGTATTGGATTATTAGCAAAACAAGCAGTAAGTACATCTGCAAACTTTGAAAAATTAAATGTAAGACTTGGTCTACTTACAAAAGCATCTGGAACTTTTGCAAAGTCGCAACAAATTGCGGCAGATGCACAAAAAGCTTTTGGACTTAGTGCAACTGAAGCTCTTGAAGGTATAACAGATATTACAGCAAGATTAGCTCCTTTGGGTGTTGGTGTAGAAGATATAAAAAGTACATTTTTTGGATTTAATACGGCTGCTAAGTTGGCTGGTGCTTCAACTATAGAGGCATCAAACGCATTTAGGCAGTTAGCGCAGGCTCTTGGATCAGGAAGGCTTGCTGGTGATGAATTTAGGAGTATATCTGAACAAATACCAACATTATTACAGCCAATAGCAGATGAACTTAATGTTCCTATTGGAAAACTTAAAGAACTAGCTGCTGAAGGTAAATTGACAAGTGAAGTTGTTTTGAGATCATTAAGAAAGATTGAGACAGAAGGGGCAGCTTCTTTAGAGGCTTTAGTTAAAGCAGATCCCACACAAGTATTTAAAGATTTATCAAATGAAACAGAAAATTTATCAAGGGCAGTTGGTGATTTGCTAAAACCAGCAGTGATCGAAGGAACAAAGGTTTTAACAAAACTTCTAATAGTTTTAACAGAATTTGTTAACAGTGATGCGGGGCAAGCAACTCTTTTACTTGTTGGGATAGCAGCCGCAGCAAAAGCTATTGCAGTTGCAGTTCCTGTTGCAGGGGCGGCAATAGCAGCTATAACAGTAAAAATAGGCGCATTAAAAATTGCAGTTCTTGGATTATCTGGTGCGATTGCAGCAACTGGTATTGGTGCTTTGGCTATTGGTCTTGGAGTTTTAACCACTCAAATAATAAAAACTAAAAAAGCACAAAATGAATTAAATGATGCTATTGCAGAAGGTTCTGAAGAGGAAGTTACTAAACAATTAGAAAAACAAAAAGGTTTGAGAGAAAAAATCAACGAGAGATTAGAAACAGCAAAAGGTCGATCAAAAAAAGCCCTTGAGGAAAAATTAAAAGAGATTGACGCTGATATTCGTATGCTTGAAGGAAGAAATAAAACACTTGAATCCGATAAGCTAATAAATGAAAAACTTAAAGAAAGAAATGAAATTCAAAAGAAAAGCACCGAAGAAATAAAAAAACAACAAACAGAGACAGACAAACTTAAAGAAAAAATGACTGCTGTAGGTGAAGAGATTGAAAGTAGTATTAAAAATAATTTAAGAGACGCTATCACTGGAGCAAAATCATTTGGAGAGGCTATGACAGGTGTATTGAATCGGATAAGAGATAAAATTATTGATGCACAAATAGATAAGCTTATAGGTGGCTTTGGAGAGGCTTTTGGTGCTAGAGCATCTGGTGGCAGGAGAAAAGGTTTAGGAGGATTTCTTGGTGGAATACTTGGAGGACTTTTTGCAAATGGTGGAAAGCCACCTGTTAATAAAATTTCTTTAGTAGGAGAAAGAGGTCCAGAATTGTTTGTTCCTCGGTCTGCTGGTACTATTATTCCCAACAATAAACTTGGAGGAGGTACAACTAATATTGTTAATGTTTCTGTTGATGCGTCTGGTTCTGCTGTATCTGGTAATAATCAAGATGCACAGGCACTAGGTAATGTTATAGGTGCTGCTATTCGTGCAGAACTTATAAAAGAAAAACGTGCAGGGGGTTTATTAAGTAGGTAATGGCAACTTTTCCATCAATCCAGCCAACATATTCTGGCTTTAGAAAAACAAGTTCACCAAAGGTAAGAACAACAGCTTTAGGTGATGGCTATCAGTTTAGAGCTTTATTTGGTTTACCCTTAACACAAGATCCTAAAGTGTATGATCTTACTTTTGTAGTGTCTGAGGAGCAATCAGATATTCTTGAAGCATTTTTAAGAAGTAGGGTTAACGATCAGGATAGTTTCACATTTACCCCACCAGCAGAAGGGTTTATAAAAACAGGTACTTATTCACAGTCATCATCTACCACTGTGACAATAACAATTTCAAACCATGGTCTTGCTATCGGTGATGTCGTAACTATTGACTACACATCTGGCTCTGCTGTTGATGGTTCTTTTGCTGTCGTTACAACGGCTGATGATAATACTTTCACTGTTACAGCTGCGGCAAGTGCAACAAACTCAGGAAATGTTTCTGTGACTTTATCTGGTGCTGGTAAATTTATCTGTAAATCTTGGTCAAAACAAATTCCATATAATAACAGGGCTATAATTACAACAACATTTGAGGAGGTATTTGAACCATAAATGGCGATCCCTACCGCAGAACTTCAATCTTTATCTAATAAATCAATAATAGAGTTATATTCAATAACTCTTGTTTCTGCATTACATGGCTCACCAGATGTAAGCCGCTTTCATTCTGGTGTGGGTATGAATAGCAACACTTCAATAATATGGCAGGGCAACACATACGATAAGTTTCCAATTATTGCTGAAGGGTTTGAATACACAGGCAAAGGAACACTGCCAAGACCTACTCTGACAGTCTCAAATATTCTTGGAACTATTACGGCATTGATGGCAACTGCAAACGCTACAACACCATTTAATGACTTACAGGGAGCAAAATTTATTAGACATAGAACAATGGCACAATTTTTAGACGCTGCAAACTTTCCTTCAAATCAAAATCCATTCGGCACACCATCAAGCACAACAGAATTACCTCAGGAAATATATTTTATTGATAGAAAAGTTATAGAAAATAGAGAAATCGTACAGTTTGAGTTGGCTAGTGTTCTTGATTTAAATAATATTCGTTGTCCTAAATTACAGGTGACTAGAAAAGATTTTCCCTCTGTTGGTACTTTTGTAAACGCATGAACTGGAAAGAACAAGCTGTTATACACGCTGAGAAACAAGCACCTAAAGAGTCTTGTGGCTTGTTGGCTATTATCAAAGGCAAAGAAACTTATTGGCCTTGTGAAAACCTTTCAGAGTCAC